TGAATTTCTAGCTGTCGCAACCTGGCACGCTTGTTAATGGACTCAACGGCCTTAATTTCCTGTTGAGTAAGCTCCTTTCCGGCGGCTACCTGTTGTTGCAAGGCTCCCACGTATCCTAATGACCGATTAGTGCCGGAAGGAATATAAGCACCTGCTTTTGCCGCATCAGCTAATGTTCTGCGTAATAAGACTTCGGTTTCCATCAACTTCCTGCTAAAGTCCTGCTTGATTTTCTCGCCCATAACTGCGCCAGCTTTAGTTTTGGCAGCGGTTACTTCCATTTTCCCGGCAGTGGACGTAAAGGAAAGCCCCATTTGCTGTGCAGCTTCTTTGGCCGAAACCTGCAACTGCTTAAGTTCTGCACTAAGCTTTGTCGTGCTAGCCGCTAAGTTATTTACGCCAATAACAGCTTGACTAAAGTCCACTTTTAATTCACTTATTGTCCGTACTACTACATCATCACTCAACATCTTCACCACCTTTCAGAAAATAAAAAACACCCTGTTAAAGGGTGTTGGAAGATTATTACCAGACAAGATTAAATAAACTTTTCTAGCCGTTTCTCCACATATTCAGTTGTCATGGGCTCATCATATCGGAAACGTATTAGATATAAACCATGTTCTTTTATAAGTTTTGTTTTTAGTTTATCTCGTTCCCGAACTTTTTGTAGCGTATCATCACCACCTTTTTTCCAGTTTATTTCTTGAAAATGTCCTTCTCCATCAAATTCAACACAAAGATTATGTTTAGGGTAAAACACATCTATTCGCAAAGAACCTGGTCTTGACTTTCCGTTGTTATAGTTTTTTAACCACGGAAATGTTTTCTGTGCCTGAAACTCGGGATAACCTAATGCTTGGTTAAATAATCCGATGCATTTATCCTCCCAAACAAAACGATATGTAGTTTTTCCAAAAAGTTTTTTCTGCCAAAAACGTAACCCGCCACGCCTAACATACAAGGACCAGTGCAGTGCCTCTGGATTGATTTCCATTGCGCTTCGCAAATCGTTTAAATCAGGAATTCTATTAAGTTGCTCACCCAAAGCTAATAAATAATTTTTAAGTTCTTCGTCGCTATATAATGGATTTATTGTTTTTTGCATATCAGAACATTCTTTTGAGCAAACATTTCTATCACCCCTATCCTCACAAGGTCTAATCATGAAATTCTTACCGCAAACACCACATGTTTTTGTAATTCTTTTTCGTATGCCAATTTTCATACATTCCCGACTGCAATATTTGTTGCCTTTTTTATTAACTTGCTTTCCGCAAACCATACATGGTTGTCTCTGTTTTTTATTCTCGTGATAGCACGATAAATTACAATATCTTTTCTTCTCTGAAGGAAAAACGCTGAACTCTTTACCGCAATTTAAACATATACGTGTTTCATGATTATACAACCAGTGCTCTTTTCCCTTAATTGTACGCATCCACTCTACCCGATGCTCAGGACAACAAAATTGGTTAGGGGTTCTTTTTACCCTATATGGATGCCTCAACAATTCTTTTCCACACCAAGCACATTTCACCGTTACCACGATATCAGCCTCCCATGTTCATTATACTATAAACTACAAGTAGTTGCAACAATGTTAATGTATGTTATATAATGTTTAAAAGGAGTTGATTTTAATGGCAACTAACAGGGGACTAAAAAGCCGCAAGGCTATCTCTACGGCCATTGACATTAAGCTGATGAAAGCATTAGACAGTTTGTCTGAAGAAACTAGAATACCAAAATCTAAACTTCTTGATGAAGCTATCGCTGACTTGCTCAAAAAGCATGGTAAATCAATAGGCTAGCGCCACCTTTCAGCTCAAACAAAGAGGCAGGATTTTACGCCTGCCCTAATGTTTGGTCTGAAATTTTAACCGAACCCAGAAAACATGGCTGCAATAGCCATTCCTTCATCCGCTGTATGCTCCCTATCGGGTTCTGCTTCTTCGCCTTCACCACTAGAAAGTCCGAGGAGCCCTGATGCAATATATTTGCCCTTGCTCTTTAAGATGGCCGTTATCTGAGGGATAGTTCGTTCTCCAATCTCGTCATAGCCCATCGAGGTCTGGCAAAGCAGTTCGGTATAAACTTCCCCCCAGTCCAGACCATCTTCGCCCTCCTCCTTGTCTTTTTTCTCACCGGGGGGAAGTAGCGTCAACCCGATATTTTAACCAGCCTGTGCCAAAACTCTTTGAGGTCTGCAACGTCCCAGTCAAGTTCTGTTGCTTTTTCCAAGCTCATGGGTTCGCCTGCTTCATCAAACAGATAGCGCCCCATCCACTTGTCAAATTTCGCTTTTTCTTTTGGGTCAACCAGCGAAAAGTATTGAACGCCAAAGTTGATTTGGTCACCCGTAAACTCTGGTTCATCCTTGATTTTTAGCGGCTTAACCGTGTAGTTTTTGCCTTGCACTTCCCAGAGTTCGCCAGTTCCGACCATTGTCGCTAAAGATGTTGCCTCCTTTTTAGCCATTAGCGATTACCTCCCTATCTTTCCACCCGATAGTCAACAGGTTTGTGACCAGCACGAGGTTTCAGGATTTTCATGGTAAAGTTCCAGCCTACAGGCTCTCTCTTGCGAGCAGGCGGCTTCAGGTCGCCGGAGACTGCTACAGAGTCGAAAACCATAGTATCAGCCTTAGAGGTTCCTTCATCGTCAGCTAGCACGGCTTTACCTGCAATTATCATTTCAAACACCGGACGATTGCTTTCAGATGGCAGTTCCATCTTATCGGCAGTAGTAGCAACATCAAAAGCCATAGTTACTTCTTCGTTAGCATTTGCAGAGCAGAAGGTAAACACCGAGCCGCTAACAGCAAATTGCCCAGCGGCGGGACTAGCGGATACTTTGACATAAGGAGAATCGGCGGCATCATGGACTACAGGCACGGGGTCAGCTAAAGGAGCGCCTTCTGCGCTAACATCAACGGTAAACGGAGATGCGGCAGGGATTCCCTGAGTAGTGATATGTCGAATAGCATAGGATGAGTTTTCGTCATAAGTAGCTCCCGCTAACCCTGCATACAGCTTAGGCTGAAAAGTAGACAGGTTAACTGCCACCTGCCCTTCCATGCCGTTTGAAAACTCCATATCCCAGTCAGAGTTGCCGTCAGGCAGGGTAGACGATTTTCTGCTAATGGACGGTTCAATGGATTCAACTACACCAACAGACAGGAAGCGAGCACTGTCGCTCCTGCGAATTAGCTCAATGTTACCTGATTTCTTGTAGATAAGTTTTGCCATAAGGGTTTCACTTCCTTTCAGTTATTTCACAGCGTAGAAGCTGAATCTAGCCCCTACACAAACAAAGTCAGCCATAGTGGGTAATTCCCCTAGCTGACCTTCAAACTCATAGATTCGGTTGTTGATTTCTTGGTTATAGAGTAGCTTTTCTACTCTCGCTATTGCCCGGTAAGCTAAGTAGTCCTGCTTTGCCGGGACGTGACAATCGACTTGCAAAAGCTCATTAGTTACAATGCGGTTTCTAGCGGTTCTGGAAGGTCTGAAATACAAGCAGAGTCGTCTTTCAGCTGTTACGAGGTCATTCCATCGTGACCGTTTGATAACCCTTTCAGCCCTTTGGATAGGCGCAACAGCATCTAGTCCCAGCGTCTTAAGCAAGTCCGCATCATTCAGGAACAGTGTCTGCACCCTCGCTAAGTCTTTTTCTGGCTCAAAACAACGGCATCACCTCCCTAATCCTTCGTGACAACAAAAAACCTTCCCCAAGGGAAGGCTCTTAGTGATTCTTGCCATTTAGCTTGTATGCGACCGTTCTTCATCCACCTAGCGGCAGTTTCTAAAGCGTGTGATGGCGGTCGGGGAAGGAAATGAGGTTCGATAACTCCCTGTGCGGCCAAATACTCTAAATCTAATCCCTGCATCGTTCCTGTTGAGGTTTCAGTCTCGCCAAATATATTAGCATACTGTCCTTTAGGACGCCCTCTTATCGTTGTATCGTGTCTCACAGGGTTCCATAGACCACTATTCTTGTAAGCGTCTAAAGCAGGATTCGTCTCGTCCATCAGCGAACCTTTTCCGAAGTTATCCATCGCCGCATAAGCTCCACCGACTACTTGTGCCGTGATAAAGTTTCCCAGTACTTCGATTTCATCAGCATGTAAACTGTTAGCACCCTCAGTGGTTAGCATGTGGCTCTGAGCATCGAGTAGGTACTCTGTTTGAAGGACCTTAAGGGTAGCGATAATATGGAGCCTTAGAGCGGCAATACAAGCGGCAGTATCGAATCTTACGCCGATATAATCACCCCCCCCCTAGGCTCTCAGGCTAGAAATGATTTTCTCTGCTTTTGACAGGCATTTCTCTCTAATCTTATCCCAATCTCTCCGATACTTTGATGTGTTGTACGGAGCTACAGCGGTACGGCTTTTAAGAGCTACGCAAATTACAGCGGTTAAATAATACCTAGCTGCTTTCGATAGCTTTTGGAACTTCTCCTCGCTGTCTATCCGTGTTACGTCCTTCATTTTTTGAGTCATAATCATTTTCATGGCTCCAATATTATATTCAGCATCGATAATCGAATCAGGACACAAGGTATCACCCGCCCCTAGCAGTTTACGGATTTCCCAATGATAATTTGCACCCAAGTATTCTGTATACATAGCCTTACCTCCATTTGTTTGTTAAGCCCTCGTATCGCTACCGGCTTGAATACGGACTATGCCTTCAAGCATCAGCGGGTCGATAGCATTTACCATCAGGTTTTCGCTTGCCAATACAACCCTGTCCATCACCTGTAAGCCGATATCGGCAGGCAGGTAAAAGATATAGCGTGACGACTCAAGCAAGCCGGGGTCGTATTGCCTTAAACTGTAAGTTATCACTTGCCCGAAGGTATCAACCGTAGTACCGCTAGGACTCCACGACCATGTTTCCACGATGTTGTTGTCGGCGTCCATCGAGGCGGTAATCCGCTGGGGAGTCAAAACGGCATTAGTCTTAACGGCGAAGAAGCTTAACTCGCCACTGGCAACGTCAACATTGACTGATTGAACCAGATACTTGTCAAGCCCCACGGTCATTATCTCGCCGCCTGCTAAAGCCGATTCTTCCCCTGCCATTCCTTCCCATGCCGCATCCCTAACCCCAGGGTCACGAGTTGCCTTGGTCGAACGTTTCATACTTACCTTAGTGGCTACCGTTGGACTGCGGTTGATAGTAGCGTCCTGCCCATGAGCTTCTAAGTATTTGCTTGCATAAGACAACAGCATCACCTTCTAACATAACCCGAAGTGCGGAACGTCAATATAGGCAACAGTGCTAATGTTACTTATAAATCTGTCCCGCTCAGCTTCGAATTTTACCTGCTTTTCGGTCCAGTCAACTTCAATCTCGCGCGTGAAGCTTGGCCCTTGCTCCTTAACCGGTAATCTCGCAGGCATTGAAGGGCAAAGCAGGATAGCACACTCGCAGACAGTAGCGGCCTCAAGGTAGACTAAATCGTCGCCGGTAAGAGCGTCATAGTCGGGTACTACTCTGATGATGTTAGATTCGGCAATGGCAATAATATCCGGTTGGTTAATGTCAGCATCGGGAACGTAGGCCGCATCAACTCCTAACTTAGAGCGTATGCGGCTTTCAAAACCCGTAACATCTAGTATCTTATTGGACATAGGGGAAACACCCCTTTCTATTCAAGGGTTAGTATTCTGGCGCCATCCTTGAAGATTTTGCGGAATCCGCTGTTCTCGGATATAGTCATTATCTGAGTCTGATTCCTAATGAACTTATCAGCTTCGCTAATGGTAGAGCCAACTTCAAATATTTCCTCAATGGTGTTTTTTCGGTTCAGGCCGTAAATAGCTTCTTTGCCGCCAATCTTATCAATGTCGGGGTTATAAAGCAGGGTAGTGTTGACCACTAAGTCCTGCGGCAAGGTAGTGCTAACATTCAACCCCTTAGCTAACAGTTCGTCCATCTTGGAGGCAACGGTAGATGCCGGGTACAGCACTTCAAGTATCTGCAACAGTCCATCCTCATTAGCCACGACAGTATCGCAACCGTAAGGATAGAACTTGAGCAGGAATTTAATCCAAGCGGTCTTGGTTAAGGCAGCACTGAAAGATGAGTCAAGGTCTTTTGCTTTATGTTTCGGCGCAGCGTT